GTAATTTCATACGCTGATAATGGTTGAACCCCTACTATACCTAAATTTTCTGCAATCTCTAAATGTAAAAAGAAATCACCATATTTAACTAAATTTCTAAACCAAGGCCACATATTAAATTCTACATTTACAATATCATAGAATAAATTTTCTAATATTGCTTTAATATGTTCATTGTTAGTTTTAATTTCCAATACCCTACCATATTCATTTCTACTAGTAGATTCATCTGCGTAGATATCTAAAGCCGATGCTATGATTGGATCCTGATCCATTGAATCATAATCTCTAAATAACTCTTGTCTAATTTGTTGATAAGCTAAATAGTTTTCATATGTATTGTTCATCGTAGATGAATGCAATCTCATATATCTATCTCTTAGATTAGTAGCAATTGCTTGCGTTTCATCATAATCAATTACTCTTAACTTACCACCTTGATTTCTAACAATCGTAGAAGTAGAAAAGAGTTTCTTTAACCTACCGTAAAATGAAGTATCTGCCATATTATATTATTACCATTTTCTACAAGACCAATATCTTGCTTTTGTTCTAGGACCTGGATTATCACAATTATGTCTAGCTCTAAAAGATTTTCTCGCTTTTGGGTTAGATTTTCTAATTCTCATTGTTTTTTCACCCTTAGCCGCTGCAGATGTTCCACCATGTCCAAAATTTACTTTAACAACTTTACCTGCAGGATTCTTTACATACACTTTAAATTTCTTAACATCTCCTGCTGTTGGTTTACCTAACTTAACTTCTCTACCCTGATATTCTGCTTCCTCTAATGTAGATTCATTATACATTTCTTTTTCTTTAACCTTAGTTTTAAGAAAAGATATAAAGTCTTCCATTTCTTCTATATCATCTTCATCTACATCATATTCATCAATATCATCATCACATTCTGCACAATATTCTTCGTTTGTATTTATACTACCAAATCCAGTACCTGTATAAATTTTACCTAATTCAATTTCTTGACCATTTTCCATAGTTATTGATTTCCTACTTAAAGGTAAACCAAAAAATTCATATAAAAAATTTTTATTCATACTTTTTCCTATTATTATATAATATATAAATATTAAGTTATCTAAGAAGCCACCTCAAATCCTCAAAATCATCCTTATTAACTTGCATTTGATATGGATTTTCTCTTAAATCGTTTGGTGTGTAGATACCACTATCAGTATATTCGGTTCTCGTAAATCCACTTAATGCACTTCTATTCAAATCTATTCTCTCTCCTCTTAATCTAAGTGCGGTATCTCTTACCCATAAACCAATACCCAATGACATTGTTAAATCATCGTTATAACCTCTTGCTGCTTCTGCTCTACCATTCACCCATACAAAAGTAAACAATTCATCTATCGTTCTCTTAGAGTGTATTATAATTGATTTATCTTTCATATACGAATCTATCTTAGAAACAATCATAGGACGTGTTTTAGATGAAATAGTAAAACCAGGAATCATTTGTTTTTGTTCTCTATTCCATTTGTTTGTCCATTGAGTATCGGCATCTACATACTGAACATCTTTATGACTCCAAAATAAATTCTTATAATCTCTATCTAATATTTGTTGAATAGTTGCCCAACCTATATTTGCATTATCTACAATTAATAATGCATCATTATATTCGGTTGCTATTGAGATTAACATATTACCAAAATCAGTTGGTTCTATTTTACCTTTATATTCTGCAACTTGCTCACAACTTTCTGCATCAATAACATGAAATGCAGAATAATCGGCACCATCACCTCTACTTACATCCGCCGTTACTACATATGTTCTCGTATAATCTGCTTCTTTCCATTTCCATATATTACCATCAAACCCACCTTTACTAATTGGATCGATTATGTAATTTTCGGTATACCATTGCAGTAATTCACCATCAATTACATTATCACCCGAACTAATGAAATCACAATCACACTCTTGTGCTGCCTGTTTTTCACCTAATTGCTGTGTTTGTTCATCTCTCCAATCTTGTTCTCTATCCGGATGAACCGTCCAGTGAAGTTTAATTGGATTAAATAAATTTTGACCATTTTCTGCACCAACCCACATTCTATGAAACCAATTACCCACACCATTTGGAGTAGATAAGGCAATACAGTCACCACCGGTTGCTAACGTCAATTGAGTACCAGTCCATATCTCATCAATATAATCGATAAAGGCTGCTTCATCGAATACTAATAAAGATAAGGCTTCAGAACGACCAGAGTCAGGTTTTGAAGATACTGCTTTTACTTGTGAACCATTTTTTAATCTAAGGGAAAGTTTGTTATCCTCCGATTCAGCTACTCTTAACCATACCGGTAGTAACTGATTCATTGTTCTAACTTTTAATACTAAGTTCTTTGCTACATCTTGTTTATTCGCAATAATAAGAACGTTGAAATCCTCGTGGAATATCATTTTCCAAAGTGCATAACCTGCTACTAATGTTGATATACCTAACTGACGAGATTTTAAAACAATATTATATCTATGATCTTTAAAATCAGTTAGAGTATCTTCCTGAAAAGGATATAATTCAAACGCTATTTTTCCTCTAATCGGATGTTGAATTTTACAATATTTTTTCATAAAGTATACCGGATCACCGGCACACTTTTGATATTGTTCCTTAATTACATCCTTTAGGGATTTTTGTGGGGTATTCATTATTTTTTCAACTTAATCTTCCAATAAACACCTGCTTCAATATAAGGTGATAATGTTCCATTAGTTCCATCGGTTACTCTATTTGCTACCCCAGCATTTATTTGATAGATTTTATCTTTTTTAGTTTTTACTAACACACCAGTTCCAATATGTGAAATTACATCTACTTTGTTAAATCCACCATTAAATCCAAAATATACTTGCATTTTAGGTAATTCTTTTACAATAGTAGTCTCTTTAATAGTTCTTTGTTTAACACTTGCATTAAAAGTTCTACCTTCAATTTTATTTTGTGTAATTGTATCGGTTAAAAATACATATCCTAAACTATCAGGTAAGTGTAATGTATCGTTATAGATATTTTTAGCAAAATAATCTTTTAGTAACGCCGCAGTATCTACAATTGTAGGAATTATTACTTCTTTAATTGTTTCATGATAAATGTCTGCTCCTTTCTTAGTTACTATTTTTGTTTTAATTACTTCTACTGTGTCAATTGTATGTTTAATAAGTTCATATTTTTTACCATCTACTTTTACAATTTCACCAGTTCCTTTTTTGTTTCCACCACATTGTTGGAAAGCTACTATTACAATTAATAAAACTATTGCAATATTTTTAATGTTCAAAAATTTCATTATATTTCTCCTTTATTATATCCCAATCCACATCTACTGCGGCTTGAAATTCGATTATTAATTTTTTTATATTTTCAATATCCGTATCCATATCTGCTTTTATCTGCTCAATGTTACCCGGTAAATTCCACTTTTCAATAGTTCCATCTTCATTTACGATACCAGGAACAGTTTCTACATCTCTTCTTGCTTGTTCAAAACTTGCCAAATCATCTTTAAGTATTCCTAATGCTTTTAAGTTCATTTTCCAATACTCATAGTTTTTATAAATACCTTCTAATCTAAGTTTGGCTTCTCTTTCTACTAAACAATTAATACAATATCCACTTTGTTTAATAAATCTTAGGTTAGCTCCTTTTGGATTAAATGTTTTACACTCTTTAGATTTACACACATTTAATGTATCTAAATATGTTCTTGCATCATCATGTTGAGTAACTGCACTTTTAAATCCTTCATGTTGTTCCCACTCTTTACCATTTACATCAAACCATCTATCTCCTACTTCTCTCTTTTCTTTTACCTTATCCCAACCTACTGTTGCATTTCCACTATCTCTACCATGCATCACATCCAAAATCTTTTTCCTACTCGGATGCATCCATGCTTTCTTATCCTTATTACCTTTGCTCTTAATTAACATAAATTATAACTTTATATATAAATATATATTTTTATCGGCTAAACTTAAAAATTCCGAGTATCTGATTTAAAGGTGCAAATGCTCCTGTTAATTTGTAAGCATTTCCTTTGTATTGAAACACTATACCTTCACTCGGTACAATCTTTTCAAATCCACCTATTGCATTCAGTCTACTTAATTCTTTTTCTAATTTTTTAATTTGAGTTATAGTACCACCATTCATAATTTGATTAGCGGTTGTTTCTAATTCTTTTTGCATTGAACGTAATGCTTTATCAGGTTGAGCTGTTAATACTGAACTCATAAACGATAATACTTCTGCACCAACTCCTAAGAATATATCTTCAAATTTTCTAAGATTACCACTCATAATAGTAACTTTAGCTCCTTTATCAATACCATCTGCCCAATTTCTAGCAGTTTCATCCGTTATATCGGCTATTCTAAAACTCTTATCATCAAATGCCCATCTTTTAACCAATCCAGATTTTTCTAATGGTTTAATTTTCTTTTTAGATTTATCTACAAAATTTTCCCACCAAGCTTGATGATAATCTGCTACACCATCTTTATCCGTTAATCCAAATTCAGATTGTAATTTTGAAATCATACCATTAAATTTTCCTTTTTGAGAACTTAATATTTTATTTTTTGGTAAACTTACAATCGGTGGTCCTTGTATTGTGTATTTAGATTGAACATGTGCATTAATTTGTTTAATCATTCCACCTAATACACTTTCTGCACCATCTACTTTTGCAATAGCATTTCCTGCATCGTTATATTCAACTGCATTATGGAAAACTAAAAGTGCTTGATTGTAAGGAATAACATTAACCGATGTAGGCCATATTACTTCTAAATTTACAAAACACTTTCCGTTTTTAAATATTTTATCTTTTTGAGCTTGTGATAATCCTCTAATTGCATTTTCTAAATCTTTCATTGCGAAATTATATGCATCTGTTAAACCACCTCTACCACCAAACTTTCCTGCTACACCATTGATATCCATTGCATTTGCACCTGCGTTTGCTAAGTGTCCTTTATTTCTTGCTGCTATCAATCTATTATTTTTCCAACTTATTGCTAATGCTTGACCATCTGTTTTTTCTCTAACTACACCTAATTTACCATCTAATGCATTATTAACAATATTTTTTAAATCACCAAACGATAAATTCATTCTGATATCAAATGGATGGTTCATATGTCCGTAAGCTCCACCTTCGGTTATAATACCTTCTTCTACTTTTCTGAATGTAGTTGCTTGTTTACCATTAATTGTAGGCATTCCATGTTTATCTTTACCTATATCTTTAATGGTTACTTTTTTATTTTTGAACTTACCCATTAGAACATCATCACCTTTATCCACATCTACATTAATATCTTCTTCTATTTCAGTAAGAACTTCGTTTTGTTGTTCTGCTCTATCCCAATCATCTTCATGTACTTTACCATCTTCTTTATCATTATTATAATCTTGCAAAGCCATTTCCCAAACATCAGCTGGAATATTACCATCTTTCATTTGTTTAGCAAAATGTAATATAAACCATTCAACATGCTTATCAGTATCACCTTCCATTTCAGTTCCAGCAAATATAGCTGCCTTACCAATTCCACCTGCTACTAATTCTGCAACTAAATGTTCTGCCATATGTCCACCCAAATGCTTTACAAACACACTAGCACCATGTCCTATTCCACCACCAATTGCAACACCTAATGCACTTAATGCAACGGTCTTACCTAATGATTTGAATGCTGCTTTATGTCTTTCATCTAATGGTTTTCCATTAAATAAATTACCAATTCCTTCACCTGCATTCTTAAATTCACTACCCAAATGTTCCATCTCTCTTTTTACAGCTGGAACTATTGATTTTATTTTTGAATTAATTGCTTCACCAATACTTCTTCTTATTGGTGAATTTGCTTTATGTTCTCCGTTTCTAAAGAATTTTTTTTCTTTATCACTCCATTTTTGTATTTTAGATTTAATTGCTCTTTTAACTATTTCTGGGTTTTGAACTGCTTTTGTTGTTACTTTACCTATACCCGCTCCTTTAGCATCTTTCTCTTTAGATGATGTTGGTGCTAAACCGCTTGAAGGTGTTTCTTTATTTGCATCTGCTGCTTTTGCTTGTACTCCAATATCTTGTGCAAATTGATTAGATAATTCTACTAATTTATCAATTGGCATATCTATTACCCTTACATTCATATTAGCCGGTCTACCACTTGCTATTTCGTTTGAAGTTACTGCTGCCCATCTATGATGTCCATCTAATACATAACCATCCGAACTTACATAAATTGGAGCCGTTATACCAGGATGATTAGGATCTGCTTCTAATGCCTTTGTCATACCCGCTACTTTTGCACCTACTAATTCAGTTTGAGTTGCTTTTAATTGGTCTGCCGGAACTGCTGTTGGTTCTGATACTTTAATACCTTTATCTTGCAACATTTTTTTAAACATATCTTCCGTATCTACCTCACCATTCTTATCTTTTTGCATTTTATCTGCTTCTGATCCTGGTTGTGGTGTACCTTTAAATTGTGGCATCTTAGCTCTTTCAATACCTTTATTACCACCACAATATAAATTTGTACCTGGAATTGTTATATCACACAAATTAAAGTTAGGTGCTTTTTCACCATTTGCTTTAGCATCCGCTGCTGCTTTTGCTAAATCATTAATCTTCATAGATACATTTTTCTGTTGTTCAGGTGTTATTTTATCTATATCGGATTTATTAGTAACACTAAAATTAGGAATATCTTGTTTTACTTTATCTAATGGAACAGTATTTTTTTGAACCGGTTGTTTAGGTTGTCCTGCTCCTGGTTGTATTTTAGAAGGTTGTTTTGGTGCATTATTTTTAGGCAGTTCAGGTGGTTGTGATACTTGTTTGTGTGTAACCGTTGCAGGTGATTTTTGTGCACCTCTATTATTTGAATCTGCTTTTCCGTTTGTTTTTCTAACCAACATCATTGCTGCTCTATATGCAGGATGATTCTTATCATAATTTAATGCTGAACGAACTTTTACTTTCTCTCCCGTCTCCGGATTATCTACTAATTGATCCAATGTTTTTTCATCATAACCACTACCCGCTGCACTTGCTTCATCCAAATCTACATTTTCACCATATGCTATACCTAATGATAAATTAAGTTTATTTTTTGGTTCATCTTCGTTTGGGGGAAACAATGTTTTACTTAAATGACCTGCACCAGATACGTGATTCTTAGCTACTAATAGTCTAAGTAATCTCATTGCTTCTTGTCTTGCAAATGTAGTTTTTGGTAATTTTAATGCCTGTCTAATTGTATATTTAGTTCCATTTGAAGGATCTGACATTTCAAAATCTAATATATTTTCTAAATCTATTTCATCTGGTTGATATAATGGATTTTCTTCTTTAATTTCTTTTGGATTTTCTATTTTATCTAATTTTTCGTAATAGTGTAAATCTTCAGAAATATGATCCTTAGCTATTTCTGCTGCTAATTTAACATCAGATGTATGTTCTAATTCAATTTTAATACCCTTTTTAAGTTGTTTCTTTACTGACTCTAATACATTTCTATAATCGTAATAATCGCCGGCGTATTTCTTTGCAATATCAACCAATGTTAAGTTATCTGCTTTACCACCTGGTATATTATTGTCAGTATCTACATCTTCGTTTAATTTCTTATCTAACTTATTATAAATTGTTTTATCAAATTTACCAAAAAACTTTGTAAATTCAGCTTCTTTTCTTTTATCACCCATTCGTTTATTACGGAACATATTTCTTACATCCGTTGCACCAAATGAATTCGAAGGTAATTGTGTGTAAACATACGCATTAACTGCATATCCTTTTAGATTTTTATCGTTTGTATATGGTTTAAAATAGTTTCCACCTAAACGAGCATCATCTTTTTCACCAACTGCAACAATTAATGCAGTAGTTGCATCATCATATCCTCTCAATATTTCTACCGGTTGGTATGGTTGTTTTACTTTTACAAATTTTGATGATGGAATACTAAATAATTTAGTTGCTATTTCTTTCTTTTCGTTAAATGACAATGGAGATTTATCACCATCTTGTACATCAGATGTTGCAATATAAACATTTTTAGAACCAAATTTGGCTACTAATGAATCATATACTTTTTTATGTCCTTTGTGAAATGGTTGAAAACGTCCACCATATACTACAATCTTGTCGGTAACTGCTGCTTTTAAAACGGCTTCAACAATAAAATTAGATAATTCCATAAGTATAAATATATACTAAACGTTCTTATAGATAAATGGATCTCTTTTTCTAAGTTCTTTTATTTTCTTTTTGAACTCTTTTTTCAACTTGTAGTTTTTATATAACTGTTTTAGTTTATTTATCAGTTTTTTCATAAATGTAAATTTATTTCTTTGAATATATCTGTATATGTATAATTATCTTTTTTTATTTTTTCGATAACAAACTCTTCTATGGTTTTGGTTTGCTTTCCCAAATTATTTAATAAAGTATGATTATGTTCTAATTTATCAAAATTTTGTTTTATTATCAATT